CTCGTATCTTTGTACACGCAATGACACGACAAGAAGCTGAACGGCAAGTTGATGATTGGTTTGGTGAAGGAGTAGAATAATGTTATTTTCTCTAGGTATGATTGTCGGTGTTATTGTAGGCATCGTGGTTTGGATATGGATTCGTAAACAATGACATTTATAAAACCTCTACGTGATGACCTAATGGTACAACAACAGGTCGATGACTCCTGGCAGCATTTTGTTGGTGTAATCATGTTGAATCAAACTGGGCGTAAAGCAGTAAAGACTACACTGCCAGAATTTTTATATTGGTTTCCCACAGCACTATCGCTGTTACACGCAGACGAAGAGTTTGTCAAAAGCATTATCCAACCCCTAGGAATGATGAATGTCCGTTATAATCGATTGATTAGGATGAGTCAAGATTACTTGACTTGGGACGGAAATGATGCTACAATGCTATATGGCATTGGAAAGTACGGTAGTGACAGCTATGAAATTTTTTACAAGAACAATTTCGGTGTAGAGCCCACGGACAAAGAACTAATAAGATACCTCAAGGAAGAAGTTTGCAATGTTTCTAAAACTGCTTGAACAGTTAGGTCGCAAACGTATCATTTTTGATCGGGTGAATAACGAACCCTATCTCGAACGATACTATTTGTTTTTGAAAGAGCGTGAACGTTTTCCATTCAACGTATTTTTACATAAATTCCTAAAAGGTGATCCAGACGATGTACATGATCATCCGTGGCCCTACGCTACACTAATTCTGCGTGGCGGTTACTACGAATGGGTTCCTCAGTTTAACACAGACGGTACAATGAGTTGTGAAATACGCAAATGGCGGGGACCAGGCCATTTCCGCATATGCAGTTCTAACAGCTATCATCGAATTGAATTAAAAGAAGGGGTGACTGCTTGGACCCTATTCATGCCAGGCCCGCACAAACGTGAATGGGGATTTTTAGTCAACAACAAGTGGGTACAACACGAACAATATCTCAAGGACAGACATGAACAAACTCAAAATTACCCAGCGTGAAGTAACTGGATTAGTAGGCAAGATTTGTAGAGGGCTTGCTACAGGAACATGGAGACCCGATTATATCGTAGGTATTACTCGAGGTGGATTGATTCCTGCTGTTATGATCAGTCAATATTTTAATATTCCATTGCATACATTAAATGTGAGTCTTCGTGATGCCGATATTGGTCCCGAAAGCAATCTGTGGATGGCCGAAGATGCGCTAGGTCCGCTATCCAAAGATCGCACAGTTGATAACAATACCACCTTTAAAAACATTCTAGTTGTGGATGATATCAATGATCAAGGCACCACACTTAATTGGATCATGCAGGATTGGCCAAGCGGTTGCTTTCCAGATGATCCGGCCTGGGAAGAAGTATGGAACAACAATGTTAAATTTGCTGTATTAGTAGATAATCTTGCCAGCAAGTGCAATGTTAAGATGGATTTCGCTGGCATGGAAGTCAACAAGGCAGAAAATGATGTATGGATTGATTTTCCTTGGGAAGATTGGTGGACAAAATGATTGATTCTAAAATCAAAGTGCATTGTACTGATAATGGCAAAGATTTTGACATGCATGTACTAGGTTACAAGCCCAAAGCATTTTTAGAAGTTGCATTTCAAACAATTAAATTGCGACTGGCCTATGCAGAACGCACACGAGCATTTGTAGGTAGTCTAGGCGGACGTGAGTTTGTTATTCGAGAAGATGATCTTCCCAAAGAAAAACAGGAGTATAAACGATGAATCTACATTATTCATTAGATGATGCACGTGATGCAGGTGATGCACCATGGAACAATGTTGTACAAGACGACTTTCATGTGGTTGTTTTTAAAGACAAGTATCCTGTAACAGAAGGACACCTGTTGTTCGTACCGAAATATTCAGCTGTGGGTGTTATTGAAGATTGTTTTGCTGATGCACTTAGACTTGGTCAAGAAAAAGTTGATACTGGCGAATGGGATGGATTCAACATTAGAATGAATTGGGGAGAGGCTGCTGGACAGACTGTGCCTTATCCACATGTTCATTTGATTCCCAGACGAAAAGGTGATATGGAAGACCCCACAGGTGGCGTTCGCCATGTGATACCAGAACAAGGCAACTACAAAAAATGGTAACTGTGCATGTACCGTGGAGTTCTAAGGCAGGCAGTATTCCTGTTTGGGATGAAATTACCATATCGATCATAGAACGATTTGGACTACCGGGCGACAAGTACACCACAGAGTTAACAGACAGCTACATGAACTTTGTATTTAAGGATGAGCGCGAAGGACTTGTGTGTCAACTGTTGGTCAGCGACTACATATGAAAAATATCTTGATAGTCATCGCAGCGTTTATCGCTGTATTTTTGATTGTTATCGGCAATTGGGAATTTCCGTCTGGTAGATACTATAATTGCCGAGACCTAGACTTTCATCCAGATATCCCTCCTCAGGTCAGAGTAGAATGCAGGAAAATGATCAAAGAAAAACTAGACGAGGAACGTAAAAGAAATTCTGACACCTCGGGATATATAACATGAATTCGTGGACACTAACTGTTGAAGAAGGTGGCATACTGTCGTTGCCGCAGGATCTACTTGATGCTGCAGATTGGAAAGAGGGCGATTGTTTAAATTGGATTGATAATCACGACGGCACTTGGAGCCTTGTCAAAGAGGACTTGACAAATTTCATACATAAAGGTATAATAAACAATGAGCAAAATTAAAATCGCAGAGCTGTTTTACAGCATACAAGGTGAAGGACGCTATATGGGTGTTCCTTCTGTTTTCTTACGTACATTCGGTTGTAACTTTAAATGTGCAGGCTTTGGTATGTCACGAGGTGAACTAAGTTATGAAGCCACTGACATAGCAGCCACACACGCAATGATTAAACCATTTCAAACATACGGCGAACTTCCGCTAGTAAGTACAGGCTGTGATAGTTATGCATCATGGATGCCAGAGTTTAAAGATCTCAGTCCAATGCTCACTACAGATGCAATAGCAGAACGCATCATGGAAATATTACCCTACAAACGTTGGGAAGATGAGCACTTGGTCATCACAGGCGGGGAACCTTTGTTAGGTTGGCAACGTGCTTATCCGGATTTGTTGAATCATCTGAGTATGACAGGTCTTAAAGAAATTACTTTTGAAACCAACGGTACTCAAAAGCTAACTTCCGAGTTTAAAAAATATCTGCAAGAATGGTCGCAAAAGCCTCCATTTCCAAGCAGAGAAATTACATTCAGTGTAAGTGCCAAACTCAGTTGTTCAGGAGAAGAAAGGTCAGAAGCCATACTGCCTAATGTGGTCTGTGAGTATCAAGAAGTTGGTACTACCTATCTTAAATTTGTAATAGCCACAGAAGAAGATGCTGAAGAAGCCTTAGAAACTTTAGATATATATCGAGCAGAAGGATTCACTGGACACTGCTATCTTATGCCTGTGGGCGGAGTTGAGTCAGTGTACACACTAAATAACCGTCGTGTAGCAGAATTAGCAATGAAACACGGACTTAGGTACAGTGATAGACTACAGGTACCGTTGTTTAAGAATGAGTGGGGAACATAATGAATAAATGGATTGAAAAATTATTTGGTATTGACAAGATCAGAGCAGAAGCAGAACGATCTATAAGTATCGCAGCCGAAGCTTCCGAAACAGCCAAAGCAGCCACAGAAGCTGCTGAACGTGCCACAGAAGCAGAAGCGCAGGCCAAACTATCACCAAAAGAACGTGCAACACGCAAAAAAGAACCGTGGGTAGGTGTACTCGAAACTCATGTTAATAAAGATAATGTGCGTAATGGCTTTTTTGAGCTTGACTGGAACGACCTTTTTGTGTTAAAATTAAAGCAAGAGGGATACGGTGAGGACGGTGACAAGGACGAAGAAATCGTAGATCGTTGGTTCCGTGAACTGTGTGCTAATGTAGTAGTTGATGGTGATTTCGGCGGTCCTGTAAACACAGGCTTAATTGATATTAAAACAGTAAAGAAAGATAATCTATGAATTACATCTTAGTTGATACAGCAAACACATTCTTTCGTGCTCGTCACGTTATCAACGGTGACGCTGATATCAAACTAGGAATGGCATTCCACATTACATTAAACAGTATTCGCAAAGCATGGCAGCAGTTCGAAGGTAGTCATGTTATCTTCTGTTTAGAGGGTAGATCGTGGCGAAAGGACTACTATGCTCCTTACAAACGTAATCGTTCAGATGCTCGTGCCGCACATACAGAAAAAGAACAAGATGAAGAAAAAATCTTCTGGGAAGCATTTGACACATTCAAAGACTTTATCGCAGAAAAGACCAACTGTACTGTGCTACAAAATCCGCAGTTAGAAGCAGATGATTTAATTGCTGGTTGGATACAAACGCATCCAAATGACAAACATGTGATCATTAGCACAGACACAGACTTTGTTCAATTGATTGCACCCAATGTCACGCAGTACAACGGTGTCATGGAACATGTTATCACACACGAAGGAATTTTTGATGACAAAGGCAAGCCAGTTATTGACAAAAAAACACAAGAGCCCAAGCCAGCCCCTAATCCAGAATGGCTGTTGTTCGAAAAATGCATGCGTGGTGATACCAGTGATAATGTCTTCTCAGCGTATCCGGGTGTACGTACTAAAGGCACAAGCAAAAAAGTGGGTCTTACTGAAGCGTTCGAAGATCGTAACAGCAAAGGATATGCGTGGAACAATCTCATGTTACAGAGATGGTCTGACCACAATGGGCAGGAACATCGTGTGCTAGAAGATTATGAACGCAATCGTCGACTGATTGATCTAAGCCATCAGCCTGATGACATTAAAGAGATAATTGTAAATACCATCACCACTGCTACCGCTGAACAAAAGAACGTGAGTCAAGTTGGTATAAGATTAATCAAGTTCTGTAATCTATGGGATTTGAAAAAGATTGCTGATCAGGCACAGAGCTATGCAGAACCACTCAATGCCAGATACACGAACTCAGAGATTGTGACATCATGATCACACCACAGGAGATAGAAATGACAGACATACATGCTAAACCTATAATCGCAAATAAATTTTGGATTGTAGAAGAGAACGGTGAGAAAGTTGCCACTCTGAGAAAAGACGATGACAACAGATTTTTCATGAGCAACGAGTCAGGCGTGACCATCTATGAAACCAAAGACAGCCTCACTCGACAGTTTGGTAAAAAGTTTTTTACTGTGAAGATTGTCAAAGAAGCAGATACAGCACTACCCAATGAAGTTCATGGTTATGCCACCAGTACCGAACCGCACAATGCCATGTTTGACATTAGGAAAAAACTGCCTCTATTTACAAAAAGCAGCGATTCAAAAAGTCTTTACTGTGCAGGATATTACTGTATCAAATTTGACAAGGGTTGGGTGAAAAGTTTTTGTCCAAAGAAAATCACTCTTGAGAGGTATCCTTACAAGGGACCGTTCAAGACAGATCTAGAAATGAAACAGGTGCTAGCCAATGTCAGCAAATAGCCTGCCAGATACACTGCCAACTATACAGAAGCTTATTCAACGTACTCAGGTAGCTGAACGCAGCCAACAAAAAGAAATACGGATTAGTCTGCAAGAAGCACGTGATCTAACCACAGAGTTAGCACTGATGACATCTAAACTAGGTCAAACGATCAGCGAAATACATCAAATGCTGGCAGCGATCAAAGAATCTACCACACAAATAGACGTTAAATTCGACGGCGGTCAGTTCTAAAAAAACATAAATATATACGTGGTTAATTAGGAACACGTATATGAGCAGACCCAAACCTAAAATTCTTTTAGAATATGCTAGTAAAGAAACCTACAAGGTTGAGCAGATTCTTGACTCGGAAGCTATCTGGGCTGTGTTCTATAACGGCCAGCCATTCAATCTCAAAAGCGGCAGTCTTGTAGCCAGTTACCCTGGACCAAAATATAAAAAAGTTTCATTTTCAAATCCAGGTCACGCACACAATCTTGCCAAAAAGTTGAATAGGCTGTTTAAGACCAAAGACTTTGCAGTTTTCAAACTCACTGCTGGCGAAGAGATTAAATGATATGAACAAAGATGCCTATACCAAGGCGTTCTTGCAGGCAGCAGAAATACCCGTCACTGAAAAAAATATCAAAGAATACAAGGCCGTGTGGTGGTGGAGTTTTAGAAATAAAAAACAAGGAGGGTTGAGATTGACTGACCAAGCCTTGGAATTTATTGAAGAGTATGCTAAAATTAAAACTTACAAGATAGAATTTCCCAAAGAATTTGCATTTACTCCGCAGGTACTGCTTTGGTTAGATAATTATATCGATTCGCCATTTTTTGTCAATAAAAAACACATCATAGTAATGAAAGAAAAAGCCGCTTTTGAACTGTATCTACTCAGTGGTGATGTTAGAAAGCTAGGGCACAATAGGGCTATGAGCAAAAGGCTTAGCCAAGAATCCACCCCCGAATAATCCCCCTGTATAAATATTTTCACTATGTTTGACCTTAATCCAATGGACGTACTGCAACAGCGCAAGCTCAAGACCGTGGCTCCACATTTTACTGAATTGAATATTTCAGATTCTGAAATATTTGAAGGTATCGAAGATTGGATCAAAGTCAAACTAAAGGGCAGATATTATATCTGCAAAAAACCTGCTCTGGATAAGAGTGGCAATCTTAGATCCACACACTTTGTGGGATTTGAAGATCAAAAAGAATTGACCTATTTCATGCTTGCATGCCCACACCTAAGGAGAAACTAATGTCAGAAGAAGTCAAAGAAACAGCAGTACCCGCCGAAACCGCAGCACCGGTAACAGAAGCACCCGCAGCACAGGGTCCTGATCTCAATATCAGTGATTTGTTGGCTGTGAAAAATATCATAGAAGTTGCAACAAGCAGAGGAGCGTTCAAAGCAGCAGAATTGGAAGCAGTTGGTAAAAGTTTCAACAAACTAAATTCCTTCCTTGAAGCTGTATCTAAAAAGGAAGCCTAAATGAGAAGCTTAAAACACATAGGAAGGATTCAAAACACAGGTGCCAAGGTGCTAGTGGTGTTTAGAACTCTGCCCGGAGAGTCAAACAT